TTCTAAAGGTGCTTTACATGGGTTGACTAAGTTTAGTATGGAAGATGCTCCACCTAGTCAGTTTTTTTTAGAATATATAGCTAGACCACAAACTGCTGATATATTTTTTGAAGATATACTTTGTGCCTTAGTTTTTTACGGTATGCCAATGCTTGCTGAGAATAACAAACCGAGACTGTTGTACTACTTAAGACGTAGAGGTTACAGAGGTTACAGTATGAACAGACCAGATAAAATATGGAATAAGTTATCTGTAACAGAAAAAGAAATAGGTGGAATACCAAATACAAGTGAAGATATAAAACAAGCACATGCCGCAGCTATTGAGATGTATATTCAACAAAAAGTCGGCGATGTTGGTGATGGTAAATACGGTAACATGTATTTTAATAGAACACTAAATGATTGGAGCAAGTTTGATATAAATAAAAGAACAAAGTATGATGCAACAATTAGCTCTGGATTAGCGATAATGGCTTGTAATAGACATTTATATAGACCTAACCCAAAACAAACAAGACAACCAGTTAATATAAGTATATCAAGATATAATAACAAAGGAACGAATTCAACAATAATTAAACGATAATATGGCAGAGTCTGTACATAAAAATTTTCCTTCTCAAGTTGTTAGTGATTTAGAAAAAATTACTAATAAATATGGATTACAAGTGGGTCAAGCAATCGAATCAGAATGGTTTGATGAAGCTGGTTCTCACAGGTACTCACATACTAATAGAAAGTTTCACAGCTTAAGATTATACGCAAGAGGAGAACAATCAATACAAAAATACAAAGATGAGTTATCTATAAACGGTGATTTGTCTTATCTTAATTTAGACTGGACACCAGTACCTATTATACCAAAGTTTGTTGATATTGTTGTTAACGGTATGGCTGGTAGAGGTTACGAACTAAAAGCATATTCACAAGATCAATACGGAGTATCAAAAAGAACAGAGTACATGGAGAGCATGATAGCTGATATGCAAACCAAAGAGTTTAATGACGCTGCAAAGCAACAGTTAAACATAGATATGTACCAAAACAATCCGGCTGATTTACCAGATACAAAAGGTGAGTTAGAATTACACATGCAGTTGACTTATAAACAAGCAGTTGAAGTTGCAAATGAAACAGCTGTAAACACATTAATGGAAGGTTGTAAATATGATTTAACAAGAAGAAGATGTTTAGAAGATTTAACTGTTTTAGGTATTGCTGCAACTAAAACTAACTTTAACTGGTCAGAAGGAGCTAAAGTAGAATATGTAGATCCAGCTAGTTTAGTGTACTCATATACTGACTCACCTTATTTTGATGATATATATTATGTTGGTGAAATAAAAGAAATACCTATAAATGAGTTAGCAAAAGAGTTTCCACATTTATCACAGACTGACTTGGAAACTGTTTCTAAATTATATTCTAGCCATAACGCTAAAAAATACCAAAAACAAGGTAGCAAAGATAAAAACAAAGTAACTTTATTGTACTTTAACTATAAAACATATATGAATGATGTTTATAAAGTTAAAACTTTATCTTCAGGAGCTCAAAAATCTATAAAAAGAGACGATACATTTAAACCACCTACTGATGCTGCTGATTACTCTAGAATACAGAGATCAGTTGAATGTTTATTTGAAGGTGTTAAAATAGTTGGAACAGAGATTATGTTAAAGTGGGAGAAAGCTGATAACATGATGAGATCTAAAAGTGATTACAATAAAGTTAAGATGAATTACTCTATTGTAGCTCCAAAAATGTATAGAGGTAAAATAGAATCACTTGTAAGCAGAATTACTAGCTTTGCTGACATGATACAACTAACTCATCTTAAACTTCAACAGGTGTTATCTAGAATGGTTCCTGATGGTGTTTATTTAGACATAGATGGTTTAGCAGAGGTTGATTTAGGTAATGGAACAAATTATAACGCTCAAGAAGCTTTAAACATGTTCTTTCAAACAGGTTCGGTTGTTGGTAGATCGTTTACTCAAGATGGTGATCAGAACCCAGGAAAAATACCTATACAAGAAATTTCAAATGGAGCTGGCGCGGGCAATAAATTACAAGCACTTATAGGTAACTATAACTACTACCTACAGATGATTAGAGATGTGACTGGTCTTAACGAAGCTAGAGATGCTTCAACTCCAGATTCAAGATCACTAGTTGGTATACAAAAATTAGCTGCAGCAAATTCTAATGTAGCAACAAGACATATATTAGATGCATCGTTATTTTTAACTGTAGAAACAGCTGAAAAAATATCACTTAGAATATCTGACATACTAGAATATTCTCCAACAAAAGACGCTTTTATACAACAAATAGGTGCTCATAACGTAGCTACACTAGATGAAATGAAAGAGCTACACTTGTATGACTTTGGTATATTTATAGATTTAATGCCAGACGAAGAAGAAAGACAAATACTTGAAAACAACATTCAAATGGCTATTCAGCAAAAAAGTTTAGATGTTGATGACGCTATTGACATAAGGCAGGTTAAGAATTTAAAGATGGCTAACCAGTTGATAAAGTATAAAAAGAAAAAGAAACTAGAAAGAGATCAAGCTTTACAACAACAAAATATAAAAGCTCAAGGAGAATCTCAACAGCAAGCAGCACAAGCTCAAGCACAAGCTGAAATGCAGAAAAACCAAGCAAAGGTAGAAGCTGATATGCAAATGGAAGAAAAAAGAAATGCTATGAAGGTTCAGTATATGCAACAAGAAGCTGAAATGAAAATGAAACTAATGGATCATGAGTTTGCAATAAACATGAAGCTTAGAGAGGTAGACGCTAGCAATAGCAAAGGTAAAGAAGAAAGTAAAGAAGATAGAAAAGACAGAAGACAAAGAGAACAAGCTAGCCAACAAAGCCAATTAATCGATCAAAAAAAGAACGAAACAACTCCTAAGAATTTTGAGTCTGCAGGTAACGACAGCTTAGGTAGCGGTATGGGCGTAGCTGGTTTGTCTAGTAACTAATTATTTAATATTATTATATCATGGAAGAAAACAAAGACGTAGTCGAGGAGACTACACAAGAAACTGTAGAGCAAACTACAGAACCTCAGGTTGAAGAAAAACAAGAAGAGTCACCAGTATCAATAAATGAAGATGGTGACATAAGATTAGATTTAACAAAAATACCAACAGAAACAATACCAGAAGAAAATGAAACCACAGAAACAACAGAAGTTGCAGAAGATAACACTGTCAACGAGGGAGTGGTTGGAGTCGATGAAGATGCCAATGCCCCACAAGAACAAGAAGAGGTACAACCGCAAGCCGAAACACAGGAAGAGACTTTAGAAGAAGCTGTTGAGGAATTTTTAGATGTACCTGAAAATGTACAAAAGCTAGTTGAGTTTATGAATGAAACTGGTGGAGACATTAATGATTATGTAAGACTGAATACTAATATAGAAGATATGGACGATTCAGAAATACTAAATGATTATTATAAAAAGACAAAACCTCATCTAAACACAGATGAAATAAACTTCATGTTAGAAGATCAGTTTTCTTACGATGAAGATTCTGCAGATGAGAAAGAAATATTAAGAAAAAAATTAGCCATGAAAGAGCAAGTTGCTTTGGCTAAAACCTACTTAGACGGGCAAAAGTCTAAATACTATGATGAAATCAAAGCTGGAAGTAAGCTCACAGAAGAGCAACAGAAAGCAGTTGAGTTTTTCAATAGTTATAGTCAGGAAGAAAAGCAGAACGAACAAATTGTTCGAGATCAGCAAGAAACCTTTTTAAGCAAGACAAATAAAGTTTTTGAAAACTTTGATGGTTTTGAGTTTAATATAGGTGACAAAAAGATCAAGTACAATATTCAAGATGTAGCCGCTTTAAAAAACAAGCAAGTTGATATTAACAACTTCGTTGGGAAGTTCCTAAACGAAAACAATGTTATGGACGATGCTGCTGGTTATCACAAGGGCTTATTCACCGCTATGAATCCTGATGCAATAGCTAAACATTTCTATGAACAAGGCAAGACTGATGCTGTAAAGCAGACTATTGCTGAATCTAAGAACATTAACACATCGAGGGAATCTCATAAAGTTTATGAAGGTGAAGGAGGTATTAAGTTTAAAGTATTAGGTGAAGATTCTAATGACATGAAGCTAAGAATTAGAAAACGAAAATAAACTATTAATTTAAAAATTAAAAATTATGGCTGTAACAGGCGTACCCGCTGCTGGATATACTCCAGCTGCAATGAAACAAACGTTGGCTACCAATTACATCGATTTCACTTCTGGTGGATCAGGTAATACAAATGGATGGGCACAACAATATTTACCAGATCTTATGGAGAAAGAAGCTGAGGTTTTTGGAAACAGAACTATCTCAGGTTTCTTATCACAAGTAGGAGCTGAAGAATCTATGAGCGCTGATCAAGTAATTTGGTCTGAGCAAGGTAGATTACATTTAACATATAAAGCTGTAACAGGTGCTGATAACTCTGGGTCTTTAAGATTAACTATGACTGCTGCAACTGACGTTGATGGTACCGCGGTTGGTAACTCAGGTCTTGATCACGGGATTCGTCCAGGTGATATGCTATTAGTAGCTGACGCTAACACTACTGTTCAAGTATTTGTAAACAGTGTAACTACTTCAGGTACTGCACAGATCGAATGTGAAAGATACGATGGTAATGCTGCAGGTAATGCTAACTTATCTAGTGATTTAACTGTTCTTGTTTATGGATCTGAATATGTTAAAGGTTCTGTAGGTAGAGTAGGTGCTAACACTCCACAGTTCAAATCTAGAACTAACAAGCCAATCATATTAAAAGACAAGTATGAGATCTCTGGATCTGATGCTGCTCAAATTGGTTGGGTTGAAATTTCTGGTGAAGAAGGACAAAATGGTTACATGTGGTACTTAAAAGCTTCTGGTGATACAAAAGCTCGTTTTAACGACTACTTAGAGATGGCGATGATGGAGTCAGTAAAAGCTACTACAATAGCTAACACTAACTCTACAGTTACTGGAGCAACAGGTCCTATCAACGGTACTGAAGGTTTATGGCAAGCGCTAGCAACTAGAGGTAATATATCTAACGCATTAGATGGAGCTACTCCTTCTGCTGCTTTAACTGAATTCGATGACATTATCGATGAGTTAGACGCTAACGGTGCAATTGAAGAAAACATGTTATTCTTAGATAGAAAAACTTCTATCTCTATTGATGATATGCTTGCTACAATGAACGGTGGTGGTAGTGGTGCAACTGCTAGAACTTCTTACGGTGTATTTAACAACGAAGAAGACATGGCATTAAACTTAGGTTTCTCTGGTTTCAGACGTGGATCTTACGATTTCTACAAGTCTGATTTCAAATATCTAAACGATGCTGCTACAAGAGGTGCTATTAACGCGTCTGACTCGACTAACGCGATTCACGGTGTTATGATACCTGCAGGTGTATCTTCTGTATATGACCAACAATTAGGAAAGAATCTTAAAAGACCTTTCTTACATGTACGTTACAGAGCTTCTCAAATGGAAAGCAGAAAGTACAAAACTTGGACTACTGGTTCGGTTGGTGCTGCTACTTCTGATTTAGATGCGATGGAGATGCATTTCTTATCTGAAAGATGTTTAGTTGTTCAAGGTGCAAATAACTTTGTATTATTGAAAGGATAAACATTATCTTTTAAAAGAACCGGGGCTTCGGCCTCGGTCCTTTTATTTTTATTAATTTATATTATATTATATCATGGCAAAAACAAAAAAAGCTTACGCAGGAGACCCTGGCGATGAGCATGTAGAAAAAGTGGTAGAAACTCCAGTTATGGAAGCACCACCGGTTGTAGAACAACCAAAAAGAAAAGAACCAACAGTTAAAATGATTAATGGTTGGGAAATCAAAGATAGAAGATATGTATTAAGAAGCGATGCAAAACCGTTATCTTACTATATGAAAACAAGAGGTATATATTACTTTGACGAAGAAGCTGGTTATGAGCGAGAAATTATGTATTGTGAAAACCAAAGCACACCATTTGTAGATGAATTCAAAGGTCAAATAAGACCTGGTAGAATAGTATTTAGAAACGGAGTGTTATACGTTCCAAAGCAAAAAGTTATGCTTCAAAAGTTTTTATCAATATATCACCCAAAAGCTAATAAAACTTGGTACGAAGTAAAACCTAAATTAGCCGCTAAATCAGATTTAGAAACGTTAAATTTAGAAGTTGATGCAATGTTAGCTGCTAGAGATATAGATATTGATATGGCAGAAGCTATAATGAGAGTAGAAATAGGTTCTAAAGTATCAAGCTTAAGTTCTAGAGAAATCAAAAGAGATTTACTAGTGTTTGCAAAAGCAAATCCTGTGTTGTTTTTAGAGCTATGTGAAGATGATAATGTTCATCTTAGAAACATTGGTATCAAAGCAACTGAAATGGGAGTATTAAATTTATCTTCTGATCAAAGAACTTTTACATGGGCTAATAGTAAAAGAAAGCTAATGAACGTTCCTTACAACGAACATCCTTATTCAGCTTTAGCAGCATTCTTTAAAACCGATGAAGGTATGGAGGTTTTAAAATCTGTTGAGAAACAATTAAAATAAAAACCTTGTAGATGCAGTCGCTCTACGGGGCGATTGCAAACTACAAAATTTAAAAAATATATGGCGCATAATAAAGAAATTAGTATAGACACAGTATACCAAAGAGTTTTAGCTTTAGCTAATAAAGAGCAAAGAGGCTACATTACGCCACAAGAATTTAATCTACATGCTAATCAAGCTCAATTAGATATATTTGAGCAGTACTTTTATGATTTAGCTGCTATGATTCAATTAAAAGCTAGAGGTGATGAGGCAAAAAAGCCAGGAAGCAACAACCCTTTAGAACCTGATTTTGGCGACTCAGTCAATTTACTCAGAGAAAAAATATCACTATATAAAGGAACTGATACAGCTTTAGTATTTACAGCCGCAAACAAATCTTATAGTTTGCCAGCACTTACTAATAGCACTATATATAGAACTGGACGACTGTACTATTCTGGTACAGATGGATCGTCAATCCCACTAAAACTTATTGAACAAACAGATGTCAAACATATAGTTGATATGTATAACGCTAGAAACAATAGTAGATGGCATATAGCTGATGGTCCTGACTTTTTTTATACCGAAAACTCTGAT